TTTCAAATATTTTTATTTATCAATACACTACCGCTGGAACTTCAGGTTCTACAGCACCTCCTTATCCTGCTAACGGTACAAACAATTACAGCAACTACCCTCCAACAGCTCCCTTTGCAGACGGGTCAGCCCAATTGACTTATGTGGGTAATTGCGAGAACATTAGCTATGCAGCTTTGACACAGTTAATGGGGTCATCCCCATTGTCACCAAGCTCTGGAAACACAGTCTTAGACATTATCAACATCAATCTGTACTGGGGTAATACTCGTGTACCGATGGATTACTTAGCTTGGAGTGATTTCAATGCACGATTAAGATTTTGGCAAAACTACATTGGCAGACCTTTAGCCTTTAGTATTTATGGTCAAGGACAAATCTATTTAGGACCAGTACCCGATCAAATCTATCAAATTGAGATTGATTGCGTAGTTTTGCCTAATCCATTGTCATTAAACACGCCAACAGTAACGGATGTAATAAACGATCCGTATAGCACTATGGTTAAGTTCTACGCTGCTTATCTTGCTAAATACTATGAACAAAGTTATGGTGAAGCCGAGATTTACAAACAGGAATACAGCAAACAGGGTGCATCTGTGCTTAACAGTACATTTACCCGTAGGATTCCTAGCGTTTACAGTAGTCCATACTAATCATGGCAGCAGCCGAACAGAAAAAGTCATATCAGGTTGTTAAGGCTTTTAAAGGTCTTAACACTAAAGCAAACCGCACTGCAATTGATGAAAATGAATTTTCTTGGATTGAAAATGCTCAACCTATTGGTTCAGGAAACATTAAAATTGTTCCTAACAGTAGCGCAGTCCAAAACAGCTCTAATGTAGCAGTTACTTTTGGTAACGATGTTGTTTACTTTACTTCTTGTAATTTAAACATTTCAGACTACATTGTTGGATTTTTATCGGATGGATCAGCTCAATATTTCAACATTAACAACAACACTTTTGGTAATGTAGCGCCAGCGGGGACTTTTTCTACTGTTGGTGTTTCTGAACTTTATCCTATTAACACCACTCAGTGGTACAACGATAGGATGCTTATTCTTGACCCAGACAAGGGATATTTTACTTGGGATGGCAATGTCGTAATCAGCGTAGGCTCAGTTGGCACAATTGCTTTAACTAATAAGGGTACGGGATACAACACTGCACCTACCGTAGTTATTTCAGGACCAGATCAAACAGGCGGAGATCAAGCTAATGCGGTAGCTACTTTAGTAAGTGGTGGCAATACAGTGGCTTCCGTCAGTTTAGTAAATGGCGGTACGGGATACACAAATAATGCTAATTTATCCGTTACCTTTAGTGGTGGCGGTGGATCAGGCGCTAATGCTATTGCTGAAATTACTACTTTTGCCACAGGCACAGTTTATGTCAATGTAATTTCTGGTGGTTCTGGTTATATCAATGCTGCCAATACAATTGTGACAATTTCTGGTGGCGGTGGCACGAACGCAGCAGGAACGGCAATCATTTCAGGCAATACCATTACTCAGGTCATTATGACCAACAATGGTACAAACTATACTAATTCTGCCAATATTACCGCTACGGTAGCGGGAGGCGGTGGATCAGGCGCTGTATTACAAGCCAACATTAACTCAAACAAAAACTCAGGAATAGCGAGCTTTTCAGGGCGTGTTTGGATTGCCCAAGGGCGAACTATCTATTACTCGGCTGCGGGGTCGTATAGCGACTTTACAAGCGTTTCAGCAGGTAATTTTGTTATCACAGACGGAACATTGCATGGAAACATACAGCAGATTCTTTCTGCTAATAACTTTTTGTATATTTTTGGCGATGATTCCATCAATGTATTCTCAGATGTTAGGGTTACTTCTACTGGTAATACTATATTTACTAATACTAATGTGAGCGCATCGGTAGGGTCTAAGTTAGCGTATGCTATCTTTCCTTACTTCCGATCTGTATTGTTTATGAATAACTACGGGGTTTATGCCCTTGTAGGTTCTACAACTAGCAAATTGTCAGATTCTTTGGATGGAATGTTTCCAAATATTGACTTTGTGACTGAGGAGGTTACGGCTGGTCAGGTGCTTTTAAACAACATTTTGTGCGCTGCATTTAATTTTAGATACCACGATACCACTTTTACTAACAGTTATCGGTACATCCAAGCGGTGTTTTTTGAGAAAAAATGGTTTATTACAAGCCAAGGTAACGATATGAAGTACACCACTTCCGTACCTGTAAGTGGAATTATCAATATGTACGGTGTAAGAGGCAGAGATTTGTACCGCTTATATCAGGATTCAACATCGGCAATTACCAGTCGTATTCAGACTGCATTAAATCCAATGGGCGATCCAATTCGGACCAAGCAAGCTCTTAAATTTGCGGTTGAAGCTACCACCACTACAGGCGTAGAAATTGCTGTAACAGTAGATTCTGAACAAGGTTCTAGCCCTCCTTATGTATTGGGTAATTATGTTACTTGGTACAACAGTTCTAGCAATATCATCCCTTGGATTAACAACAGTTCTACTGTAATATCTTGGATAGGTGGTACAGGGTATGAACTGTATAAATCAGATGCGCAACAATGGGGTAAATATTTAGGATTGACACAAACTTCAAACTCAGCAGGTTTTGTGGTCAATACATTTGAATTTGAACATGAATTGAGAGTGAGGTTCTAAATGGCTGGAGTTCCGTATGTATTTGGTAATGCTACAACGAGCATACCTTTAAGTAACCTAGATGCTGACTTTAATACGCCAGTAACCATTGGGAATACTACCGTTGGTCTAGGAAACACTGTTACCACGCTTGGTAATGTCACATTAAACAATGTCACTATTACTAGCGGTACGATCAATGTTAGCGCAAATTCTATTGTTAACGGCACATCTAATGTAGTGATAGCTTCTTCTGGAGGAGCTGTCAATATTTCTACTAATGGCACTCAAGCTATTACTGTAGATACTTCACAAAATGTAGGTATTGGTGTTGCTACTCCAAATGGAAGGCTTGATGTAATTGGTTCTGATGCAACTGCATATACATCAACAGGAGCTTCAAGAACGCCTGCTGGATATATTGCAAGAATTAATAATTCCAACGGTACGGCAGGTAATTTATGTTCTTTAGACTTTGCTGTTCAAGGCACAACGCCATCAGGAGGACAACACGCATATATTGGTGCAGTTGCTGGCGTTTCATATACTCCAGCTATTGTGTTTGGTCAATCAACAGGTGCTGCTTCTTATGCAGAAGCAATGCGTATTAACGCAACTGCACCAGTTTTATGTTTAGCTGGTGGTAACACTTCAGCAACAGGCACAGGCATTGCCTTCCCAGCAACCCAATCCGCTTCATCTGATGCAAATACACTAGATGACTATGAAGAAGGTACTTGGACACCATCTTTAACTGGTTTTACAACTGTAGGCGCTAATACTGCTGCTACTGGGACTTATACAAAAATAGGAAGAGTGGTTTATTTACAAGCTACTATTACCTATGCAACAAGTATGGCTGGAGTAGGTGGAACAAGTTATATAACAGGGCTTCCATTTACTCCAGGTGCTGGTACAGGGAATGGTGGATTTGCAAATGATTCTAATGGAATCCCTATAAATGTAATTTCTGCGTATCCTGGAGGAGTAAGAATATACTTTCCTACTTTTGGTGCAGTTCCAGGAATTGATTTAGGCATAACTTATGCAGTTTAATTAACTAAGCCAGATTAGCTTAGTCAGACACTTAATAAAAAGGAAATATCATGGCATTAACTAAAGAAACAGTAGTAGACCAAATCACAGTAGTAGAAAACGGCACAGTCTTGTATCGTGAAGCTACACGCATTATGGAAGACGGCAACCAAATTAGCCAAACTTACCATCGCACTTCACTTGCACCCGAAGCTGATTTAACTGGCGCACCAGCTAATGTTGTAGCTATCTGCAATGTAGCGTGGACACCAGAAATAATCGCAGCGTACCAAGCAGAGCAAGCTAAAAACGAATTGCCAACACAAACTCCACAGGAGTAAATATGGGAATTAACGCTTTTACACCATCTGGTAACACCGTTGTTTTAACGGCTGCTACTTCTTATCCAAATGCCATACAAGCTACCTCAAGTTCAGGTAGCAGTATGCAATACCGAATTATTAACTCATCCACCACTCAAGGGTGTTTTTTATCGTATGCACAGACACAGGCTTTAGCTCAGACAAACTGCGTTATTCCTACTGCTGGAGCAGGTAACAGCACTACTACCTTGTATGTATTACCCAATACAGATGAAATTTTGACATTTAACCCAGGAGCTTGGTTTACAGCAATTACTGCTGCCAATAGCGCAACTTTGTATATTGTTCCTGGCGATGGAATGTAATGCTCAAGGTTTCTGGCAACTTTGCGGGATCGTTAACATACCAAAGCACTTGGGATGCCAACTCGAACAACCCATTTTTGCAAAGTTCTGTAGGTACTAAGGGTTTTTACTATGTCGTTTCTGTTGCAGGTAGTACCAATTTAAACGGTATTACTTCATGGAAAGTAGGCGATTGGGCAGTATTTGATGGCACAGTCTGGGAAAAAGTAGATAACCAAACTGGAGCTGTTACTTCCGTAAACGGTCAAACAGGTATCGTTGTTTTAGGTGCTAGTGATGTTGGTGCAACTCCTAACACTACTTATGTTATTGCGGGTACGGGTTTATCTGGTGGTGGCAGATTAACTGCCAATGTCACTTTAACCAATGCTGGCGTTACTGCTTTTAATACCCGTACAGGTAATG